TGTTTCCTCATCATCATCCCATGGCTTAGTCAAAGGATCTTTTTCATCTACAATCCAATCCGGATATGATGACCGATCCATTGCAAAAGCTAGGCTTGTACTTTCATCCATACCAGCTTTGCGGCAAGCAAGATAAACTTCATTAGCTGCAATAGCCCAAAAATCTAATTTAGTTAAAGGCGTGTCTTTAGTTGTGCGCCTACGCTTTGCTACTTTTTTTACTTTGCGTTTAGTTGCCATGAGCTAATCATAAATCATAAAACACCGGAGATAGCCCTGTGGACACCTTCCTCAAGACTAATCTTTGGTGTGTAGTAATCACTCATCATTGTTGGATCACCTACGCGGTAGGCCACCCCTGCCGGCTTGTCAGCCAATATATTAAACCTAGGCATCTTTGTAATTCCAAGAGTTTTTAAGGCTATCTGTGATAGCTCAAGGAAAGTGGTAGGTCTGCCTGTACAAAGATTGACTGTCTGATTGCAGTTGTTTTGTGCCATTGTAACTACAGCATCTACTACATCATCAATGTGTATAAAGTCCCTAGTAGTAGTTGCCCTGCCCCATATATCAAATGGATTTGAGTTAAGTATTGCCCTCTGCATTATTGAAGGGAAAGGGTAAGTCATATCTTGGTCAGTGCCGTAGCCACTAAAAGGTCTGAGGATTAAAACCTGTGTACCCATCTCACGCAGGTAACTCATTAACATCTCACCTGTTAATTTAGCCCACCCATAGCTCATATCAGGTGCGCCAATTTTCTTAAAGTTTAGATCTTTTTCTTTTAGCTTATGTTTTTTGTTTAAGGTTTGTAGCTCTGTTGGATAGGCAGCGGATGAGCTGAAATAAACTACATAAGGCTGCTCTGTAACCATGCACCAATTGGCAAACTCAGCATCAATGGCAAGATCTACAGCTAAACTTAAAGGCTCATTTTCTATTTGTTGCCGGCCACCTACAACAGCTGCAAGGTGTATTACAAGATCATATTTTTTTGTTTCTAACTTAAAAAAGTCCCGGCAGTCTGTACCATTTTTTAGATCTACTAAAGTCAATTGTGCATAAGGTAAGGCACGCCTAAAGGCTCTGCCTACAAAGCCATGTGAGCCGGTGATAAGGACTTTCATTTAAGTGCATGTACAAGATCTGCATACTCTTTAGATCTTAGGTAAGTTTGCAAGGTTAGTAAATCTTCCTCATACCATTTAACTTGATTAACTCTTTCATAACCTTCATCCATCTCAGCTTTACCAGCTGCCGGGTGCAGGTGTTCAATGATCACATCTGGTAGATAAACAAGACAGCCAAGATCTATTGCTAATTGTTTTACAAAGTTATCAAAATACAAATGTATGCAACCGGGAAAAGTAATACCTCTCAGTTGATCAACAATATCTCTGGTCATTGCAAAAGCTGTAGGCAGGTTTTGTCCTTGCAAAAGATCATCACCATAGGCAATGCCGGTCTTACCTAATAACGCTTTTTCAAAAGCCTTGTCCCAATCCAGCGATCTAGGCAGGTGATCATCACCCATAAAAATGTACAGATCATAAAGAGGGAAGCGACTGTAATCAAGTAAATGCACCGCAGCATCATTAAGAGCTTTAGCGCAACCGCCCGTCTTATTCTCCGAAGGCAAGCATTTATAGTCTTGATTTTTTGCATACTCATCCCATTTCGGATCATTATTATCTATTACAGCATATAGATCTACAGATGCGTTTGTGCCAACAAAGGATGCAGCTAGTCTGGCCATGTTTTCAGGTCTGCCTCTAGTTGGCACTATCACGCAGCTTCTCATAGGAGAAGGGTATGCAGGTTAGTTTTTAGTTATGAGTATTTCATAAAGCGTGTCTAGCTTATTTTCTATGCGCCTGACTCTGCCCTCTAAATTATGCCCACCATTGTGGTCATCTTTAAGCTCTGACAAATAGTGTTTGACTATCCACCGAATACCTGCAAAAACAGAGGCAACAATTGTTAAAAGAGCTACTGCGAGAGCGGCCATGTCATTGGCACTCATTTACTATTGCGGCCAAAGGCCTTATCTTCTCCATCAAAGTATCTAATCAAAGGGTCGACTAGCGCACCTGCAAGGATAGATAGCTCAGGGCGTATGTCAGCTACTAAAGCCAAACCTGTAGTGACAGTAGCAGCGGCCACGCTGCGTGCATAAGATTTAATAATTGCCTTTTGTTTTGCACTTAATTTCATTTTATTCCTAACTGTTTGATTTTATTTTGCACCTGAGTTTTTGCCATGGCTATTTCAAAATGCATCTCATCCTTACGCTTTTTGTAATTACCGCCCCAAGCCAAGCCATACTTAACTAAAAGCAATTGTATAGTATTTCTTTGCTCTTTTGTAAATGTATTTGACTTGCCTAAAGGGTGTTTTATAGCGTTTAGATCTACAGCTGTACCGGATGAGTGATTGCTTAAGACTTTATCTGAGCCTCTAGTCATCCTAAAGGCGTAACCCCAGTCATCTAATTGACCTTTATCAATAGGCTCTACAAGCTCATGAAACTCTTCACAAAAGGCAACTAGTATTGATGCTACATCTTTTGCACATGCAATCTTTAAGGATGTGCCAGGTATAACAAAAGATTGTATGCCTATAGCTTTGCGGTCTTCACTAGCCGGCCAGCCATTAGGGCTAGTTAATTCTCGTATGATTGCCACTTTACATTTTCTTCGTCCCAATACCATTTACCTTGATTAGGTATAGGTGTTGGTGCTTGCCAGTCAAAATTACTATCTAATGTCCATGATGCAAAAGGCTGTGGCGATATAAATACATCTGCTATTGGATCATATTTATATCCAACACCTGCATATTGTTTTCTAATTTTAGAATTATATGAAGTGCGCTTACATACTTGACCTCTAAAATTACCGTACCAAGTTTCAGTATCTAAACCTTGTATAGTTTCAGTTTCATCAATACCAACGATAACTTCGGTAACAATATTGTTTTCATCTAAAAATGCGTAGTGTGCCATTATGCCCAACTCACATTTCCAGTACCACCAGTAATTGTGGCTCGTTTGTAACCACCACTTGCTGAACTTTCTGTACCTGTAACACCTGCACCAAAAGAAACTGTAAATGTATCTGCGTATCTTAAAACAACTACGCCTGAACCTCCTGCGCCTGCGTTACCGCTACCAGCGTACCTACCGCCACCGCCACCGGCGCCAAGATTTGCAGTACCAGAAGTAGCTACAGTTGATGAATTAGTTCCAGCACCTCCGCCACCTGAGCCACCGGTACCTGCTGTACCATTGGTAACACCACCACCGCCGCCACCTGCGTAAGTAATTGAAGAACCTGTAATAGAAGTTGCTACACCTGATCCACCACTGCCAGCATTATTACCATTACTAGAATTATTACCAACAGCTCCTGCACCACCACCGCCACCGCCTGCTTGATCATAACTTGGCGCACCATTCTGATAAGAGTTACCACCTGCAAATCCTTGATTGGCTGTACCAGCACCGCCACCACCACCTGCGCGAGGTGGTGAACTGATATTTGATCCAGCACCGCCACCTGATCCGCCTGATTTTCCTACTTCATTTGATGTTGCTGTAGTACCACCACCACCACCTGCAACTGAAGTAATAGTAGAAAATACAGAGTTGTTACCGTTAAAACTCGTACCGTCTGTACTTGTGCCAGCACCACCTGCGCCTATGGTTACTGTGTAATTTGTGTTAGTTGTTAAAGATAATGGGGATTCAACAGACCCACCGCCGCCTGTAGCAGTTACTGTGCAACGCAAACCACCTGCACCACCGCCACCGCCAGAGCTTAATGCACCACCGCCGCCACCTGCCACAACTAAATAATGAATTGTAATTGGTGATGCTGCGGGTGCGGATGGTTGAGTTAGTATCCCTAGAATATTCATTTATTACTCAGTTACTCTACCGACCACATACCAGCTATCTGCACTAACTTTAATACAAGATACCGCGCCAAAAGTTTTAGTTATTGTAGGATTTGTTGATGTTGCACCGGTTGAGGCAATAGTTACACCTGCGCCTTGTGTAATACTTACAGTACCGGTAGATCCAATTTTAATTAGATTTATTACAGATCCGGTTGTAATAGCTACAGAGCTATTAGGTGGGATTGTAATTGTTGTAGTACCTGTGTTTGAATAAGTAATAAGTTTATTGTCTGCATCCGCAGTTACAAAAGTATCAGATGTGGTAGTCACAGCCCTTACAGTCAGGTTAGCAATGCTGTTCATTTGTGCAGCTGTCAAAACTTGTCCCGTTACAAAGGTTGCCATGTATCTCCTAGTAGCTCAAAATGTCTTCATTTAATAAACCATCAACGGCTGAGTCTAGCAAAAAACCTACCGCAAAGGGTTGAGCGCATGAAAATGTTACAAGAAAAGAATTAGGGGTGATTTGATATTGAACACCGGCTATAACGCTATCACTGACCACATTACCGGCAGGTAAAGTTTGTGTGACCTCAATAGGATTAAAAATGTCAAGCTCTAAAGCTGCCGTAGTCCTTGCAGGATCATCTTGGCCATAAGCATCTACAGTCAAAGAATTAAGCTGTATATCAACACCTTGCTCTTTGCGTGAGGCTATAATCATTTGAGCTTGAGATAGAGCATCTGCCTCAGTCTGCATAACGCCTGATCTGACCCTACTATGCTGAAAGTAATCATCAATGCTTGCAGTGTCACTAGCTGTTTGAGCTGTCAATCCAGATGGTGTGACAGTTACTTTGTTGATCATTTGAAAGTCAGATATATCAAACTCAACATTTTGGTAGGTTATATCACCTGATCCATCAACATCTGAGAATTTTGTAAGTGTAGATCCAGAGGCAGTAATAATGTCTGACCTTGACATAAACTTAACAAAGCCCCTTTGATCTACATATAAAGCCCCGGTTTCTGTTTGCTCAATTTCTTGCAGAGAGGCAAGTAAAGATCTTGAGTTGCCGCTATCGGCTTGTACTGTAGTAGTAGCTGTTGTAGATATATCCCTCATACCGCCCGGCCAATCTCCAGCATCAAGCAAACTTGTAACCCTTTGCGCTGTGGTCTGTCCAGCACTACCACCGCTGACAGTAGTTAGAGTTGTAAGGTTTAGCAGCTGAAAACCATCTACACAGTTGAGTGTGACATAGGCAGGGTCAAATCCTGTAGGGCTTTTGTAATTCCACTCTTGCACATAAAAAGATCCAAGGCTGTAATTTATACTATTAAAAGATGCGGTCATGCGTATCTTACGCATAGGTTTAATTTTGCCATACAGAGATGAGGATGTATTAGCAGGATTAAATGTACCTGTTTGATCTACAAATACTATTTTTGCACTGCCACCAATAAATGAGTCAGAGGATCTATTAAAGGCACGCCTTATGTAGCACTGTGTTACAAAGGCTGTTATATCTACAACATCTGCGGCAGCTGTACCCAAAACAGCTGTGTCTAAAGGTGTACTTGGATCATCCAGCACAAGGCTCGGATCAAAGGAAGCTCCGTTGCTGAAATCTATCTCTGCCTTAAATACTGCCGCCGGCATTATCTACCTAGGTTTGCTAACTGGGTAACTGCACCGGTGCGGTTTAAGTTATACAAAACATCTTGGATAACAGATTGCAATTGACCCTCAGAAATTACAGAGCCTTGCACATTTACTACAACCTTTGTACCCATGCTACCCATGCGATCTAATGGAATTACAGCCTCAGCTCCGGCTTCTCCGATCATTGCCATTGTCGGCCTATTTACAATGCCACCCTCTGCCATAGGTGTAAAACCTAAAGCCAAACCTAAAGCGCGACCAGCTGCGCTTGAAGCAAAG